ACATGCGACAGTATTGGTACCTTCTAATTTTTCGGGTATAAGATTCCATTTCGTATTCATGGCGACGTAGTGTTCATTCGGTAAAATGGTCGGTGTGTCATAGTCGAGCATGAGCGTTAAACTCCCGTATGTACTATTAAACATTTTGTCACGCGCACCTTGCCAATTATCCCCGATGAGTTTAAGTGCACTCGAGTTATCGACACACATTACCAACATACCATCGTTTATGACCGACCCGTCCTCGAACGTACCCACGTACCCCCCGTCGTAATATTTTACTTCCTTCATTGTTTTATTACCCACGAACTTGACACCCCTTTTTTCGAGTGCGCGGAACATGGCGTTATTCATAACAGTACCAGAACCACGTTGTGTGTGCATGGTCGATAAACCTATATGATTCGCATTTTGTATAAATTCGTAGGCTGTCATGACGTCCCACCCTACCCCGTCCATTACGTAGGTGATCGTTTTCATGAATTGTTTACCATGCGATGAAAGTTTACCGATACTGTCCTTTACCGTTTTACGTTTGTACGTATTGGGGTGGGATAGTACACGTACCGCGAGTGATGTGAGCGATGCATAATCTATTGGTTTTAAACGTTTCTCTTCCATCTTCACATATTCGTGTTTTTCGGGTATAAACATATCGTCCCACGAAATTCCCATTTCTGAAAATAAACTATGTGTGTTTACAAACGCACTGTCGAATACAGCCCTATGTGCGTGTACGTCTCGTTTTTCTCCGGGTGGTTCCCACCATGACCCACCCATTGAAGGTTTTTTGTCGTACATAATAACCTCATGGTCTGTAAATTTAGAAAGTTCCCAAGCAATTGAAATCCCGGTGGGACCCGAACCTAATATATGCACTTTCATGTTAACTTAAAACAATATTATATTACACTACTATTTACTTCTTACTACCCAGTTTAACCAATTTATCACTTTCCTTACTATATTCTTCCGCGTGACGTTGTTCATCGCGGATACTATTTTTGATTTTACCTACGTCAGTGTCACATTTCTTTATATCGATCACCGAGTCCTATACGTTCCATCTTTTCATGAAACTCTCGTCTTTCACCAGGTGATTTAATGATGATACCCGAACGAATACATTCAATTTCGGGTCCTGTGAGCTGGACAGCGTTGACTCTGAAGTCCGTAAACGCTTTCATGGTAATAGGAACAAGTGGTTCGACGAGTGTGTATATCGCGTTCGCGTAGTCTCGAATTTCTTTTTGTGCATGTGAATCCATGCGGAGGTGAAGATAATGCATGAGGTTATGAAGATTTATTTTCCAATAGAACTCCGTATACGTGGACTGTGGTAGATTACCACGCGCTTGTTCACGACAACACCCATCTCCTAATAGTTTGTCGTAAATATCAAACGAATCTTCGAGATGTGTCTGCATACCTGTCTTGTCAACGTCGACAACCCCTTCCGACCCCTGGTGATTAACCTCCGACTGGCCACGAAGTACGTCGGGGCTGTAATATTCTTTGGGGACGACCGAATATCTCGCTGAAAGCTCGTTTACACTCGCCGTTCTATGTCTCAAATGCTGTCTCGCGATATATATTGGCATTTTGATATGAAACTTAAATTCCACCATTTCGAACGGTGTCGTGTGCCAATGGCGCAATAGATATCGAATAAGCCCGGTGTCTCCACGAGAAGTCTTCGTTCCGTCTCCGTAAGAGACCCGAGCTGCCTGGACAATTGATGTATCTAGGTTTTCCCGAGGCATATGGTCAACAAGTCGCACGAAACCATGATCAAGTACAGGAATTTCCATTATACATGTAAATTGCTTCAAATCTTTAATGCTATATAAAAGGTAACTCGTATTTGTATATAATGGAACCTTCATTGGATACCTGGATTACGATTCGCGATGAAACGAGAAAAATCAGTATACCTTATTTTGCGTACCGTATCTGCTGTAACCAAAAAATCAATGGAGAACTTTCACTATTAAGGTCTATACTCAAAAATACATCGAATGCTACGATATTTGACGTGGGTGCGACCGGTTCACAGATCCCAAATGATATTGATTCAAACATGTCAGTACATTTATTCGACCCCTTATTTATACCCTCCGGTGACGCATTTATTAATGAAACAACATATGTAATGTATAAGGAATCAGTCGATTACGACAAACCCAACGTATACGTGAACAAATACGGTTTAAATGATACGGACAAAACAATTTCCGAATATTGTAAAGACCGTGGTATAACCCATATCGATTTTTTGAAAATTGATACAGATGGTCACGATTTACCTGTATTAAATGGTCTCGGTGACATTGATGTAGATATGATTCAATTTGAATATGACAACTTTTATAGAAAAGAAGGTTTAGATATCCAAGAAGTTTTTAAAAAATTGGAGGGGTGGCACTTTTTTTATATTGTACCATCTGGTTTAGTACCTATAAATAAAATGCGTGACGATTATATTTACACAAACATTTTTGCTTCGAAAGAATTTCCGGATAAAATTTTAAAAGAGTATGTTCCATTACTCATCGATACCACGGTCATCACGGACCATGTAGGTGAATTTATGTGTGAGATGTTTTGGGAAATGAGAGGCGTTACACCCGAAACGTTTAAAATGAGAAATTGTATACCAAATGAGCACGAAGATAAAATTGATAAAAATTGGAACTTGGATTCTGCATTGCATCATTATCGTGGAATATATTCTATATAAAATAGTATGACACCGGTAGTCATTTTAATAATATTTATAATTTTATTTTATTTATATTTACATAGTCCGAGTACGAAAAGAATATATACACTAAAAAATGTTCTCACAAAATCTGAATGTGAAGAATTTATTTCCATGGCGAAAACTAAACATTTTCTCACAACAGCCGACCCCGTTGATGATAAACCTGTATACCAGATTGAAATATTAGAGAATGACAGAACCCTGAATTATCCCGAGTTATTCGAAAAATGTGTAGACTTGTATAAGAAAAAATTACCTAAACAGAAAGGTACACTCGATTTTGTATTTTTGAAACGGTATACACCCGGAGAACGGGTCCATATACCGATGCATGTCGACATGTCAAAATCTACAATAAATGTTTTATTATCTGATCCCACCGAATTCGAAGGGGGTGATTTTTACTTGTTCGACGATCAAAATGACACACGTGTCAGAGACGTGAAAAGAGCATCCACATTGAAAACGAGAATTGAAATGTTAAAAAATATGAAAGATTTACCCATCATATACATGAAACAGGGGGACATGATTAATTATGACGGGTACACGTTTAATCATGGTATATTACCTGTCACGTCTGGTGAACGATACGTACTCACGTACTTTTTTGATCACACATAAATTCATCTATTGATTTATAATATCTTTTTAAATCTTTCATGAATCTTTTATTATTTTCAAGATATTCACACTCGGGTTTATTTTTAAAAATCCACGCGAGATTTGATAAAGAATACCGTGTATTTTTCTGATTTTCGTTTGGTTTTCTAGGTACAATTTTCTTATTTTCTTTGTCCTTCTTTTTGGGTTCGATACGTTTCGTAAAACTTATAGCCTGCATTACAGTATCGGCGAGATCATCTTTCTTTTTAGATGCATCGAAAATGGGTAACCAATGTGAATTATTTTCGTTTGTTTCGATAAATATTCTACATCGTTCTATAGATACCTTTTTTCGTTTCATGTATTGTGCCTTTCCGGGACCCGATACGTCGGGTACTTTAAATCTAGCATCGTAAATAATAGTCTCGGCATTGGGTGCCCGTATCACGAAATAAGCATGTAAAAAATGTTCAACCATCTTCATTTTCTTATTCTTGTCAGGCTGTTTTTCTATGAGGATTGTATCAGACGTGAGTACCCATGGGCGTTCGTCTAAGTGTTTTCGTAGTGAAACGAATAAACCATCTTTATGTTCGGGGGGTACACCCGATACGTCCCACTCTGTGACAAGGTTTGACGTTTCGTCAAATTTACACATCGCGAGATTTCTGATACCAACGTCAATGCTGAGTATCATCTACTTACATAAAGATAATATTGCTTTAAGTATATTTGTTTAAAATACCATTTTAAAAATGATAGGTCCGAGGATTACGAGGAGTAAAATGATACCGATGATTAACATCCGTTTTTTACCTTCCGGACCCGCGAATGGGTTCAACGTCTCGTTTATTTTACTAAGCACACTTCCAGCGGCGCCGGCGGCACGACCCATTATTTTTGATCCCGGGATATCCGATTGGTGTTTCGCCTTACATTTATCCGTGCAGAATTTACCACAATCCTCAACCTTATCATTACACAGTGGTTGATCATCTGGCGTTTTGGGGTCCGCCTTCTTCAATTCATCAAGACTTTTGTATTTCAATTGATCCTTTTTCAAACTACCGTACATGAGTTCATCGAAATTACTGGGTAAGCACGCGGTCGTACACCCCTGTATAGCTTCACTTTCTTTGGCAAGTTTCTTTTCTATGTACAGTACTCCACCGACGAGACCAGCTGCCGCTAATAGGGGAGCAGCTTTCTTAGCACCTCTACCAAGTTTACTACCTTTCTTGGCACCTTTCGCGCCTTTCTTAGCACCTTTAGCGCCTTTCTTGGCACCTTTCGCGCCTTTCTTGGCAGCCGCACCCGCATCACCCGCTTTACCAGCAGCTTTACTACCTTTCTTAGCACCTTTCGCGCCTTTCTTGGCAGCTTTAGCGGCTTTCTTCGCCGCCGCCGCAGCACTCGATGCAGCTTGCCCAGCAGCCTTAGCCCCAGCCGCCGCAGCCGCCGCAGCCGCTTTCGCTGCCCCCCGAGCAGCCTTACCCGCAGCTTTTGCAGCCGATGCCGCCGCAGATGCCGCACCGCCGGCACCCTTTGCTAGAGACGAGAATTTGGCCATATTTTATAATATACGAACATTTAATTTTTGTTGCAAAGTGCTCCATCGTCGCGGTAGCCTGGAGGACACTTCGACCAGCATACACCCGCGACATTTTTCCAACCAGCTGGGCATTTTTGACGTTTGAATAGCGTCTTTTTAATACCGGGACCACCCTTGGGTTCACAAAGAGCGCCGATATCCTTATACCCTGGACTACATTTAGGCCAGCAGATACCCGCTACATTTTTACTTCCAGGTGCACAGTATTGTCGTTTCATCAACGTAACCTTAATACCGGGACCACCTCTGGGGTGGCAAAGAGCGCCAGCGTTTTTGAAACCACTTGGACACCTATCCCAACATATACCAGCTACCTTATGCTGCCCTCTAGCACAGTATTGTCGTTTCATCAACGTAACCTTAATACCGGGACCACCTCTGGGGTGGCAAAGAGCGCCAGCGTTTTTGAAACCATTTGGACACCTATCCCAACATATACCCGCTACCTTATGCTGCCCTCTATCACAGTATTGTCGTTTCATCAACGTAACCTTAATACCAGCACCATTCTTGGGGTGGCACATGGGACCCACACCCCGGTACCCAGGTTTACACCTTTTATAGCATAAACTCGACTGTTTGTGAGGGTATTTGCTCTTGCAATAGTACTTGATTTTCGAACACCTAACCTTCGAACACCTAACCTTCCTACATTTACCCCACCGTTTACACCCACCCCCCCTACACCCACCCCCTGTACATTTACCCCCTCTAGATGAAAGAACTTTACCCGCACCACGCCCATACGCATCTTTCCAGCAACTTGTCCTGTCATCGCGCATTCCCGAGGGGCACCTCTTTTTCTTCGCGGGTCTTGACTTCCGAGCTTTCGTATCTTTCCAGCAACTTGTTCTGTCGTCGCGCATTCCCGGTGGGCACCTCTTTTTCTTCGCGGGTCTTGACTTCCGAGCTTTCGTATCTTTCCAGCAACTCGTACCATCGTCTCGCATTCCCGGGGGGCACCTCTTTTTCTTCGCGGGTCTCGATTTTTTGGCTTTCGTGTCTTTCCAGCAACTCGTACCATCGTCGCGCATTCCCGGGGGGCACGGAATCTTCTTGGCCGGTTTCGTTTTTTTGGCTTTCGTTTCACCAATCTCTTTTATGAGTCGCTTCACCGCCGGTGTACCGAGACCAGTGGGATCG